GGCCGGGCCTTCGGGCCAGGGCGGTGAAGTCGAGGAGGACGAGGTTGCATCCGCTCCGGTGGACCGCGACCGCGACCTCCTCGGCGGCTCGCGCTCGAAGATCCGCGAGAAGCTCGGCAAGGTGTGGGACGACAACGCGCGGGGCTACGAGGACCAGTCCCCCCGCGCCGACGACCAGGCGCGGTACTGGGAAGCCTACAACTGCGAACTGAACGAGTGCCAGTATTACAACGGCATCGCGCAGATATTCTTTCCGATCATCCACGACGCGGTGAATGCGCGGGTGACGCGCTTCACCAACCAGATGTTCCCGCAGGGCGGCCGCGCCATCGAGCAGACCGGCAGCGGCCCGATGCTGCCCGACATCGTGGGGCTTCTCGAACACTACCTGCGCGTGGCGCATTTTGAGACCAACGTGATGAAGCCCCTGTGCCGGCAGGGCGACATCGAGGGGCAATACAACCTATACGTTGATTGGACCGAATTGGAACGGCAGATCGTTTCACGTGAAACGCACGGCCCCCGGATCGAGATGGGCGGCCAGCAGGTGGAGGCCCCGGGCGAGGAAATCGAGGACGTCAAGGAGGAAACGGTCGTCGAAGGCCGCCCCGTCTTCGAGGTGCTGCACGATTGCGACGTGCTTGTGTTGCCGCAGAGCGTGGATTCGATCGACGAGGCGCTGGCGAAAGGTGGCTCGGTCACGATCGTGCGGCGCTGGGGCAGGGACAAGATCGAGCAGATGGCCGAGCAGGGCCAGATTACCAAGCGCGCCGCCCGCGACCTGAAGGACGCGATGGCGAAGATGTCGCGCGGCGAGGCGAACCAGGAAAAGAAGCTCCTCGAACATGTTGGCATCCGGGCCGGGGGCAAGGAGGCGACAGTCTGGGAAACCTGGACGATGCTGCGGCTTGACGACAAGGGGTCTTACAGCGAGGACGGTAGGCCGAGGCTCTGCCGCGTCTTCTTCGGCCCCGAGCGCGAGCCCCTGGGGTGCAAGCGCAACCCCTACTGGAACGACCGCTGTCCGCTCCTGTCGGCGCCGGTCGAGAAGGTCGCCGGGGTTTTCAAGGGCCAGAGCATGATCGCGCACGTCGCGAGCCTGCAGTACGAAGCCAACGACGCGGTGAACGAGGGCGCGGACGCCGCCACCCTCTCGGCCGGGCCCATTATCCGACAATCGCGCGAGGCAACGGGACCGCTCGTCTTAGCCATCGGCGCGATCTGGAAGGCGAACCAGGGCGAGATCGAGATGATGTCGTTCCCGGACCTGACGCCGCGCGCCGTGACGCGGGTGCAGATGGCGCTCGCCGCGATCTTCCAGTCATTGGGGGTCAACCCGTCGATGCTGCCGCAGCAGACCCGCGCCGGCAAGCCCAACCAGGCCCAGGTCGCGCAGGAGCAGGCGGTCGACCTTCTGACGACGGCGGAAGGGGTCAAGGTGCTGACCCATCAGATTTGCACCCCGACCCTGGAATGGATGGTGGACCTCGACTACCAGTATCGCGACACCGAGATCACGGTGCGCCAGTTCGGTTTCATGGGGCGACAGGCCGAGTTGGAGCAGGTCGCTCCGCTGCAGAACCGCTCTGGCTTTGCATTTCTGTGGAAGGGGGCCGAGCAGGTCAAGCTGCAGGGCATGATGCAGCAGCAGGTTCCGGCGCTGGTGAACGTGACGCTGCCGTTCCTACCCGTGCTGAAAGCGGCGGGCTACGATTTCAACCCGGCCGCGATTTTCGAGATCGCCTATCAGAACCTGCTGGGCGCCACGGTTGCCTCCAAGGTGCTGATTGACCAGCGCCACCAGTTGACGATGCCCCCGGACGAAGAAAACGCGATGCTGCTGGCGGGCTTCCAGCCTGGGGTCCATCCGCTCGACAACAACCAGGAGCATTTGAAGTCGCACATGCAGGCGCTGCAGGAAACCGGCGACCCGCACGGCACGATCAGAATCCACATCCAGGCAACGCTCCAATCCATGCAGATGAAGGCGATGGCCTCGATGCAGCGGAGCCAAGCCGCGCATGGCGGGGGTCCGCAACAGGGCGGCGGCGGGCCGGGCCAGCCGCAACCGGGGGCGACGCCGGGCCAGCCGCACGCGGTAAAGCGCCCGCCGGGGGCGTTGCATCCCGATCAGGCAGCAGGCGGCGGCATCGTACAAATGCCGAGGAGAAACTGATGCGAGTGGCCTATGGGATCGCTTTGTTCGAGCGGGTCAGCGACGGTTCAATCAACCTGATCTCGCGTCATCCGTGGTGGTCGCTGACCTGGACGTTTCTATTCAACATCGGATGGTCATCCCCGGGAACTCGCCGTGGATTTCGTCTTTGGCGTGTCAAAGGCGGGCAGGAACATTGGGGCGGGGAGTTGTTGTGGCTCGTCCGATTTAGTTGGATGCGGCAGGCGCCGATGCCTCATGTGATGAAGTACCACCAACGCTATGGTGGCCATTCGGCTTGACAAAGCACAAGATATAGCGGCATAGGCAAGGTTCGAGCGGGCGATCGCAGTCCGCACCGAGCGGGGGAACGCACCCCGAGGAGAGAGAATGGCACGCACACGCGGCGCTGAAGCCGATCCTGTTGACGTTGTCGAGGAGGAGATTGTCCTTGGCCCGGATGAAGAAGAAGACCTCGCCGAAGCCGACGCCCCTGAAGATGAAGGGGATGATGCCGGTGGGGATGCCGATGAACAGGAAGGGGAAGGCGAAGAAGCCGAAGATGTAACAGCGGAGCCTCCCGCACCCAGGCGCGGCGGCGGATCGCAGACGATCCGCGAGCAGCGGCGACGGGCGCAGGAGGCGGAGCAGAGGGCCGCTCAGCTTGAGCGGGAGTTGGCCGAGGCGCGCGGGTTCCAGCAGGGAATGCAGGCGCGAACGGTTGACCCGCAGGCGGCGGCGAGGGCGGAGCAGGAGTTCTATGCGTCGTTGGAGATGATGCCTCCGGCGCAGGCATATCAGGCGCTGATGCAGCGCGGGCAGCAGCAGATCGGGAATGTCGTTCAGAATCTTCAGTTTCAGACGAACGAGAGACTAGACAAACAGGCTTATGACGCAGCGGCACGCACATCGAGGGTTCACCAGCAGTATCGCTCGCAGGTCGAGTCGACGCTGGCCGCCGAGCGTGCCGCCGGCCGCAACCCCGATCGCGAGGTCATCCTCAAATATCTCGTGGGCAACGACGTGCTCGAACGCGCTAACCGCGCGGCTCCGGCGCAGCGCAACGGCGCGGCCCGCCGTGTCGCGGCGCAGCGCACGCAGCCGACCGGCGCTCGCGGCGACGTTGCGGCGCGCGGCCGCGGCGCACGCCTCGTTCCCGGCACACCCGAGCATGACGACTGGCTGGTCGCCGAGGGCATCCGATCAGGACACAACGTATTCGAGTGAGCGGAGGCCCCGCCTCTGCTTTGTAGCGGAGGCATGAACCGATGGCCGTTACCGTAAACACCAGTTCCCAGTACGCCGGCGCAACGACCCGAATCATCGCCCGGAAGGCGCTGGAGGAAACCCAGCGCTACCTCGTCCTCTACCAGTTCGCCGACAAGGAAACCCTCGATCACGGGCACGGCGTCACGTGGTCGGCGATCCGCTGGTCCCGCCTGCCGCTGCCGCAATACCCGGTGGCCGAGGGGGTGGCGCCGGTCGCCAACCAGCTTTCGTTTACGCAGGTCATGGGCTCGGCGGTCCAGTGGGCCGGACGCCTCGTCTTCACCGACGTTTCGATCATCACGACCCAGCAGAACCTCATCACCGAGGGGTCGCGGATGCTGGGGATGCAGTTGGGCGAGATGAAAGAGCGCAACGCGATGGTCGCGCTGATGTCGGGTTCCCAGGTCAACTACGCCAACTCGGTCGGCTCGCGCGCCTCGCTCGCGGCCGGCGACAACCTCAACCCGACCGATGTCACCCGCACTTTCGCCAACATGGTCAACCTCGGCGTCCATATGTGGAACGGGCAGACCGGCGAGGACGTGCAGCGCTCGATCGACTACACCGCGCGGGCGAGCGAGAAGACGATCAAGGGGGTCGAGCACCTCGTCGCGGTCGGCAACGCCTTCCCCTTGGACGACCTCTCGAACAACCCGACCGTCGTCGCCGCGTGGCAGCGCTCGGACATAAACCGGCTTTACATCAACGAGATGGGGTACTGGAAGGGGATCACCTTCTGCCGCTCCAACATGATCCCGACCTTCTTCGGCGTCGCCCAGGTCAACGGGACGCCGGGCACGGGGTCGCTCACCACCGCGACCTACACGATCCAGGTCACCGGCTGGGACATCCAGAATTTCTACGAGAGCCGCATCTACCAGGTCTCGGCCGACATCGCGGTCGTCGCGGGCGGCATCAACGTCACGGTGCCCTCGACCCCGGGCTTCACTTACGCGGTCTATGTCGGCGTCGGCTCGGGCGCGGCCCCGGCCAACCTCGGCCTGACGACCTCGGGGCCGCAAACCGGGCCGTTCGCGGGCCAGGCCATCGGCATCGCGCCGGGCACCGCCGTCGTCATCACGGGCCTCGGCTCGATGGCGATCCCGCCGGCCGCGCCGACCACCGGCATCACGGTCTACCCGACATTCGTCTTCGGCAAAAATTCGTTTGCGTGCCTGAAGCTCGAAGGGGTTTCGTGGAACCGTCTGATGGAAGCCGACAAGTCGGACCCGCACAATCAACTCCGCTCGATCGGCTGGAAGGTCTTCGAGG